ATCCTTGCCCGCCCATGCGCCGGTGGCGGACTCGGCGACGATGTGGCGGTCGCCATCTGCCGGGCCGACCGGCGGCGCGGCGCGCGTGATGTCGAGCACGGCGAGTTGCAGGACTGTATCGATGAGCCGCAGCGCCTCGTTGTGGGTCACATGCTTCTGGGCTTGCGCGGCGGCGAGATACGGAAGCTTCAGATGGTTCGTTTCAAGCGGATCAGACATGGAGCTCACGCGTGGCGGCGAGACCCGGACCTTCGGTCGGGCTCACCTGGCTGATGGATACGGTGATGATCGCCGGCAGTCCGCCGAAGTCGGTGGTCTGGTCGACGACGGAATACTCGACGAATTTCTGACCGGACGCGATGAGGGTACGCTTCAGTACCGCGTGCGAGGCCGTGTAAATCTCGAACTTGTACTGCTCGATCTGTTCGTCGATGGGCGTGTCGACGAGGTTGCGCAGCTCCACGTTGGTGCGGGGCCGGGCTTGGATGGACAGCTTGATGGCGGAGTCGCCGAGGTAGTTGGCGCGGGCGTGGCAGGGCGCGAGGGGCTTCCACGGAATTTGGTTATTGGTGAAGGTCTCCGGGGTGACCGGGTCGACCTCCTGTGCGAAGGACACGCTCTTGAAGTAGCGGAGCAGGCCGATCTCCGCGAGAGGCAGGGCCGCAAGGTAGGTAGCGGTGGCGTCCAGCGGCACGAACCACTTGTCGAGGGCATGGTCATCCCATGTCCATTCCGTGCCCTGTATGCCCCTCAGCAGGCCGGACAGGGTGTAGACGCCATCGGCATCATAGGTGGCCGTGGTGTAGCCGATCAGCTCCCAGCCGCTGGTGGTCTGAATGAGGGCGCGGTTGGCTCCCGCCAGCACCTCGATCTCGGTGGCGTTCTCCAGAAAACGGATCGGCATGTGCAGGGTGATCTGCACCGTCGAGACGTAGTCGAAGATGAAGCCCTGTTCATAGCCCGGCGCGGCGAGCACGGTCGAGGTCTTGCCCACATTGGCAGGCACCGGGACGATGACGATGTCCTCATAGATGGTGTCATCGGGGCTTTCGTAGATGACGCCTCCGGTCCACCAGTCGGTGGTGGATTCGCCATAGCCCGCCACCACGATGCCCGCGTTGGCGTTGAGGTCTTGGTCCCCGTCGAGCAACGGCCCGTCAATGAGAATCGACTTCATGTCGGTGTCGGTGACAGGCGGGTCCTGTGGCCGGTCAGGGCCTGAGCCTTCCTCCGAGGAATCGACATAGGCGACGTTGGTGATCCCGCTGCCCTTGAAGTTGATGGTGCCGTCGCCCCCCATCCCCATCTCGGTGACGTAGACGTCGACCACCACATCCCGGAAGTGCAGGGTCATGACGTCGCCGGGATCGTAGATCGCGTAGTGCTGGGGCAGGGTCCATTCGTAGGACGTCCGCATGGCCCAGCTCAGGAACAGGTTCTTCTTGGCCGTCTCCAGCGCCGTGGTGTTGTCCATCACGACGGGGACTTCAATGGAGAGCTGCTGCTGTGCCCATTGGGTGTGCTGCAGGCGCTCGTAGTATTGCGCCCCCTGCTCATAATCCAGCGAGGGGTTGGCGAACTTCACCACGATCTTGGAGGCGAGGTCGATGTCCTGCGTGCGGGTCTCGACAACGAGCGGATTGTCCTCCTTGGGTTTTTCCGCATTGGTGCCGAACTCCGGCTCCAGCACGTCGATCAGCGAGGTGCCATTGCGGTAGTTGAACTTGATGAGCCCATCGGACTCGACGCCGTCGAATTGCCAGACCGTCTGCAGCGGCTCCAGCACCGCGCGAGCGCCGGATTGGTTGTTGGCGGAGAACCCCGTGACGAGGTTGGTGGTCCCCAGCCCAGAAACGTCAACATCGTCGACGAGGTCGAGGCCGACCGCCTCACAGATTTCCGAGACGATGGACTGCAGGGTGACCTTGCCATCGCCCGATGTCCCGGCCGCCGAGGCGACCTCGAAGGACATCTGCGGGATGCGGTTGCCGAAGTCCTTGAGCGGGTACATCGGCCCGAAGGTGGCGACCGCGACCCCACGGTAGGCCGGGTGTTTGGCCGCCCCGTCATAGGCCGCCATCAAGGATATTTCAGTTTGCGATTCAGTGCCGAAATAGACGCGAATCTGGTTGCTGTGCTCCTGCCCGTCACCGTTGGGAGAGGCGCGGGTGCCGTTGTATATTAGCTTTCCATCAGCCCAGATTTTGTGAACTGCATGGATGGGACCCCGACAGATGGCAACTGCGAAATTGCCGAAGTACGTGAATTCGTATTGTTTGGGGCCTTGCGGTGCACCTTTGCCAGACTTCTGTTTGACGCGGGTCATGACCTCAATGACCTTGGTCATCCAGATCACATTGCCGTTGAGGCGGAAGTTTCCCCACACCCACGAGATGGGCGTGCCGAAGGTCGAGACTTGGATGTTGGCGTCCTGCAGCCGGGGACCCAGCACCGGCTTTTGCTTCTCGGGGAAGAGCAGCCCACCGATCACGGAACCGATGGACCAACCCAGCATCGCGCCCTGAGGACCGCCGCCGATGATGAAGCCGATGACGGCGAAGGCTCCGGCGACCGCGTAGCGCATTTACATCCCCTTGAAGCGATAGACCGCCTTGGTGCGTGCCAGCCACACGTCGTCATAACCGTGCTCACAGACCCGGCCGATCTGCGCGAATGAGTGGATGATGTTCCACGTTTCGTTGCCTCGCGCGAGGAAGGCGCAGTGCATGGGGTACGTCTTCCAAGCCATCAGGGCGATGTCCCCCTCTTGGAAGTCGTTGGGGTTGACGATCATCGGTTCGAGGGGGTCAGGCTTCCACATGATGTCGCAGCGAGCCTCGAATTCGCGCGCCAGACGGTGACCATCCGGGGTCGGTCCGTAGGGCTCATTGAACAGGGCCTCGGTGAACCCCAGCTCCTTGGCCACGCCGACGATGAGGCCGATGCAATCCACGGCCTTGCCCTTGAGGCGGCCTTGGTGACGCCACGGTGAGCCGACGTAAGTGCGGGCGCAGGCAGTGATCTCTTGGGGGGTCATTCGACGAAGTCCTTGTAGCGGAAGCTCCAGCCTTTGACGGTGCGGCTCAGGCCGTTGCAGACCCTGAGGACGTTGGCGGCTGAGGAGCCTACGGCCTTGGCGGCGGCGGTAAGGGAGGGGAACTCCCTGCCATCATTGCGGACCACCGCACGCGCAGGGGTCCCCGTACGAGGGGTTGGCCAGCCACCGCCATAGAACTTCTTCTTCGCTGCACTTAAGTGCATTTTAGGTTCCAATCGCGCCGGGATGTAGGGAGGGGTTGTCGCCGGGGTCCCACGAGTGCGAGATGTTCGAGCCCGACGCCGACGTCGAGCCGGTCGAGGCCACGAGCTGCAGCGCCCGGTCGAGGCCGGGGATGTGCGGGAAGCCCCTGAAGTTGAGGTAGTTGCTGAAAATGTTGCCACAGGTCGCCAGAGACTTGTCGCAGCCCGCCGTGATGGTGAACTCGTCACCTACCTCGACCGGGAAGGACATGGGCAGGTAGAGGGTCACCGTGCCACCGATGGCCACCCACTCCTTGACCTCCATCTTGCGGCCGATGTTGAGGCCGGAGGTGAAGGTGATCAGGCCGCCCCGGTAGTAGTCGTTCGCTCGCGCGGTTGACATGGCGGTGACGGTGAACAGGCCATTGTTGGTGACGGTGAGGATTTCCCCGGTGTCGGTGAAGCTCGTCATGTTCACCTTGCAACGCGCGTCACCGAGCTGCGCTTGGCAGGTATGGGTGTAGACCTCGACGAAGGTGCGGGTGAGGGCCTGAGCCAATCCCCGAATTTCCGTGACGTAGACGCCGTCCTTGAGGGTCAGCTCGCCGATATGGCCTTTCCTCAGAACGAGCTGGCCGACGTCGGGCTGCGTATAATCCACGAGAAAGACTGTGACTTCTGCATAATCGTAGACCCCGGCCCGGATGTCCACGTCAGACAACCCAAGTCCTGTGATGAGTCCTTCAAGCTCCATGTTGTCGACGGCGAGGGAGCTGTTGGACTGAATGGCTGATCGCGTGTAGCAGGTGGAGTGATATCCGACTCATGGTCAGTGAACCCCATCTCAACGGCATCGGTGCGCACCAGCTTCCAGCAGGTGGAGAGCGTGGTGACGCGCGACTGGAGAGCGGTGAGGAAGGCGGGGGAGTAGGTCTTCATGTGCCCAGAATCTCCTCGGGACGCACTTCAGTGAGAGGGATCGAGTCCCACGAGAACACGTTGTACTCGGTGAGCTTGCCCTGCATGGTGTCGGTGTCGAAGCGGCACGGGATGTGGAAGTGCCCGCACCACGAGATGATGGCGTCGGCGGCGGGGGCGGCGGCGAAGGTGATCTTCCCATCCGCGTAGCTCATGGTGTAGTCAGACCCCCTCACCTTCAGCGTGCCATTGACGAAGAGCTGGAAGGGGAACACCGCGTCGCCGGGGAAGCGGGCGGAGTCTACCGGCAAAGTGATGGTGCGATAGACCGTGTAGTCACCATCCGTGTAGGGCTTGGCGAGCTGGAAGACGGTGGTCGCCCCATCCGCCACCACGAAGGGCACGCCCA